TGAAAGTGGTGGAAACCTTGATGGTGATGCTGCCATGCAGCTCGGTTTCGATGTCACAACCCTCCTTGGTGAGGGCAAGGGCGTACCTTCAACCACCCCTGGTGGTAAGATTGCTTCGTTCCCTGATACTTCATCAATTCTAGGGTACAGTGTTTCAGCTGGCGAAGTTCTTCAAGGCGATGATATCCCTGATATCTCATTCCATATTGAGCAACAAGCTGTTGTAGCCCGTACTCGCAAGATGAAGGCTCTATGGACCATGGAAGCGCAACAAGACCTCAAGGCATATCATGGCCTTGATCTTGAGCGTGAACTCACTGGTTTGCTCAGCAAGGAAATCGCGCTGGAGATTGACCGTGAAATCGTTGAAGATATCCGTATGATTGCATACGATGTTAAGAGTGATGCGGACTTCTGGGATCGCAGCACACTATCCCAAGGTAACCCAAACAGCTTTGGGTCTACTGGTGGAAGCACTACTTATCCTGCTGGAACGGGTCCTTTTGATACATCAGGATTCACACCTGCTGGATTCCATTATGATTTTGATAATCATGGTGGGAATGGTGCTACTGGTGCAATGAACGCTAACCCTGCTGGCGGTTCGGGAAATGTCTGGATTATAGACTTCTCCGCATCTTCGGTAGACTTCGCGCCACAGCATATGGGTCATGTATATGCTAACCTGCTGGCTTTGCTTAACTTAGCCTCACAGGACATTTACAAGACCACCATGCGCGGGCCTGGAAACTGGATTCTAACATCACCTCTGATTGGTGCTATGCTAGAATCAGCAGCCAAGCTTGAAGGCGGTGTCGCAGCCTCTGATAAGCCATCTAACATGACTTCTCAGAAGGTACAGTATAAGGGCAAGTTTGCTGGCAAGTATGACCTGTATATTGATCCTCTATTCCCAGAGGATGAAATACTTATGGGCTACAAGGGATCGACTTCTATGGACGCAGGTTATGTCTACGCTCCATACATCCCACTACAGCAGCTGCCAACAATTACCGATCCACAAACCTTCCAACCTAGGAAGGGTATTCTGACTCGATATGGTAAGGCTGGTGTAGAGCCAATGAGTAGGTTCTACCGCGCCATTCGGATAGTTGGCCCAACCTCTAACTACCTGCTGTCGCCATTCGCGAAGAATACTCTGAACACAACTGTATCTTAATACAAGTTGTACTTGAGTAGAGGAGAGGCCGGGAATTTTATCCCGGCCTCTTTGTTTTTTGGGGGGCTATATACTTTAAGAAGATACTATGAAATATAAGAGTAAATGCAGGTTTTCAATGCTTGTTACTATTGGATCTGAGGTCAAACAGATAAGGCCTGGGGAGATAATAGAAACAAAAATTGTTGTTAACTCCCCCTATTTGGATAGGGTAGACAAGCCTGTCGTAAAAAAAGTTATTAAGAAGAAGAAGATTATAAAAGCAAAGGAGGATACTTCTAGTGCCTGATACGGTAACAGTTCCAACTTTAACTGATGGTTATGGAAACAGTTTTGCCGCTGCGCAAGAGGGGACTACTGTTTTCGATAGTGTCTTCAGGGGAGAGATTGATCTTGATACCTTGGGGAAACACCCCATGTCTGATGGTGTGGAGTTTAATAGTTTTGAGGAAACTATTAAGGACTTTATTATGGCAAGACTTGGCCACCCAGTAGTAAGAGTAGAACTGTCCTCCTATCAGATAAAGACGGCCCTTGATGAAGCCGTATCTAAATTTAGTTATCATGCTCCTCTGTGGACCATGCAAATGGCAGCTTTTGATACACAGGTTGGTGTAAATGTCTATAAACTTCCAACCACCATGTTATACAATCTGGAATATGTTGGTTATAAAAAGACTTTGCTAACTATAGCACAACAGGCTGGCACCTTGGAGTTTGATTTCTTTATCAAATATTTCCAAGATAATTTCCTGTTTCAAAATTTTGGAGTAGGAGATTTCTTTCTACTTCAGCAACACCTAGAACAAATTAGAAAAGTTCTTGGGCAAGAAGGTACTTTTAATGTACTTAATGGTCAATTCCTACAAATACACCCCACCCCTGTCACGAATGGACAAAAAGTTATAGTAGTTTATCGTGCTGTGGATTCTAATACCATTCACCCAGCGTATAGAAACTGGATTCAGCGCTATGCGCTGGCAATTTCTAAAGGTATTTTAGGTGAAATACGAGGAAAGTACCAAACACTACCGTCTCCTGGGGGCGGTGCTCAGTTGAATGGGGACGCGCTAAAACAAGAGAGTATGGAAGAGAAGGCTCTACTGGAGGAGGAGCTTAGGAATGAGCTGGAAGAGCCTCCCGCAATAACAGCATTCTAGCATGGCAAAAAAGAAAAATTTTAAGGTTACAACTTCTGTCCCATCTTTACCTGATATGGACAGGGCAACTGAAACTGGATTAAATCTATTTGATCCTGATAATCCAGATATAAATCTTTTTAATTTAATTGATGATGAAATAATTAAGCTGTCTGGATCAAAGTTAAAATACTATAAGTACTATCAGAACGAAGATTTTGACCCAGTGTATATGGAATCGAGGAATAAACCTGTGTCAATAGCACCTATCACAGTGTATGGACACTATGAACCTAAAGTGTTAGAAGAAAATTTGACACAATTTGGTATAGAACTTACCAATGATCAGTTATTTATCTTTAATAAAAGTTATATAGAACGATTGGTTCAAAGAATTCCTATACCAGGGGATATAATTCATCCAGAATTTCAAGATTGGAAGTATGAAATTTTTCAGGTTCAAGAAGATAGTTTTGAAGTTTATGGTGTGTACCACCTAGTATGTTCTGCTAGGGTCTTGAGGGATTCAGATGATGTACAAACTACTCATCTTGAAAATACTTCTGATCCTTTAGGAGGTTATGATGCTCTTGGATAATACACATTCTTTTACTGATGAATCTTTTAACTCTATTGGAAAATCCCGTAGTAATCTTGTATATCTTAATAAAAAAGTAAGAAATACTATGTCCAAAATGGAAAGAAACTTTGGTCATAAAATGGCTAAAACTCAAGAGACTTTGTACAAGCAAACTCTTAGAGAAATGCTTGCATTTTTTGGTAGTTTTAAATATGTATCTTCTGAGAATAAACTTGTGGATGTGCGTTGCATTCATGCTAATCCTGAACGCGCTGTGGCAAAATTGATGCAAGAGGACAATATAATTTTACCAATTATTTCTATTAGCCAGACCACAAGTGAGGATGATACTCTTAGAAGGAGATATGACCCCATCATTGTACATGAAGTAGTGTGGGATGACGATACTCAAAGAGCAAAAAGAGTTATTAGTTTTACACCCCGTCCAATAAATATTAATTATGAAGCACACATTTGGACAAAGTATAAAGCAAATATGGATCAATTATTGGAACAAATTAGAGGCAGATTTAATCCCTCTATTTTTGTACCTACTTTACACAATGAGATCACTGAGGCGTTTTTAGTTGAAGAAACTGATGACGGTACAGTAGATGTTGGGGACAGGGAAGAAAGAATTTTGAAGAGGACCTTTGCCATATCTGTGGAAACATACCTACCCTCTACGAGATACCTTTACACCAACAGTGGACAAATAGAAGAGTTTAATGTTGGAGTTGGTATACAAGAATAGAAAATTTTTTTACTTTTTTATTCGGTAAGTTTGTAAATAAGATAGGAGTTATATAAATATGAAGTTATTAAGTATGAAAGTTGTTAGGAACGAAAGCCTTCAAGGGCACATGGTTTATTTTAAAACTTCTAGGGGGGTAAAGGGGTTCTGGTTTGCACCTGGGAAAAGACTAGCGGTTCCAGCAGCATTTATTTCAGAGCATATTGTATCTCTTCAAAGACGAAAATTGCTATCCGTGAAGGAAGCTTAGGAAATAAATTATGCCAAATTTAATAAGTCCCGGTGTTTATATTCTTGAAAAAGATATTTCAGAGTACGCTCCCTCAATAAATTCTTCAGTAGTAGCCCTAGTTGGCTATGCAAGTGAGGGTCCAGCAAATGTACCTACTCTAATAACAAGTAAAGCAAGCCTAATATCCACCTTCGGATCTCCCTCAGAGTCGATTACTGGGCAAGGTTTGGAGGCTGCTATGGAGATCTTGGATGATACCCAGTCATTATACTACATAAGAGTTGGTTCTCTTGGGTCAGAAGGTCTTACAAATGCAGAAGCCTCAATCCCTCTAGGTTCGTGCCCTGCCGTTAACGTTTCTGCTGGTACCTGGGGGGTGGATCCAGACGGGCGGTGCTCGTTTGGAATCGAGAGAGGAGTAAGATTCAATGTTCAAGTATGGGATAATGATGGTGTAGCACAATTCTCTGAAACTCAAACTTTTGATGTCCCAGGCGGTCTTACTGCCCCAGGCGGAGGACTTTTTGAAAATCAAGGTGAGGCTATAGCATCCGTAATCCCAGATGATGGTGGTATGTTTAGCTGTAAGGTAGATCCAAATAACCCCGAAGCAATGATGAAGGGGACACTTGTTGCTAATGTTGCGGGTGTTAATGCTCACATGGTAATTCATGCTTACGAGATATTTGAGCAGGCGGATGGGACTTGGGACCTTCCAAACCCCGCTGGAGGTACTGAATGGACCCCCATAGAAGCCCTGGTGCCAATACATGCTGATGGACAGACTCACGGCAAGCCAGGGTATACGAGCTTCGATTGGGAAAACCAGTTTCAGGTATCTAAAGGCAAGTTTTACGGTACCACTCATGGCGGCTCGGAGGAGGAATACGACTCTGATGTGGACCCAGTTTACAGAGTTACTAGCCTAAACCCTGGTTCTGGGTACAATTATTCACAAGCTAATAACACTGGAGTATCCATAACAGTTGTTGAAGACTCTGGGACTGCCCCAGTCAATGGGTGGGAGCTTGTAGTGCAAAAACATGATGGTGGCCTCACCGGGGAAACCTATTCCCAGTCCTTCGTAGAAGGAGCTACCTGGCTTGAGGGTACTCTACAAACTGGTGACGAGGGGACTTCACAACTGGTTAAAGCCAATGTAGTAGTCGAGGGTGAGGATGTAGATTTACATACATTAGAATTTGAAGGCGACCTCTACTCTAAGATGGATCCTGGGGAGAAGAGCAATGGGGGTACTGAAGATCACGAGTTTGAATGGGTTGATCAAACATATGGAACATTTAATCATTATGATTTTGATACAAGTACAGCCGTTATTACAACCTTGCCCTTTAGTACCGAAGATTGGGATTCTGAGCAACAAGAAGACCAGCTCGCCGCGTTGAAGGGTTTCAATCCTAAATTTAACCAGTTGATAGCGGGCACGGTAGGAATGCAGGGTGGTGCCGATGGCTTGGCCTCAGTAGATTCAGACATAACAGCGGAAGTCATAGGAACTGTTACAGCAGAGGGGAAAAAGACGGGAATTCAAGCTCTAGATAATGCTTCATTAAATATTTCTATTGCTGCTATTCCTGGCATAACTTTAGAAGCCTGTCAAAATGAATTAGTTGCGATGGCGCATCGTACAACAGATTTTATAGCTGTAATCTCTCCTCCATATGGTGTAGGCGGTGTTCAAAACGCTGTCAACTGGACACAGGGGACGGGTAATCTAGGTCGTAGTGCTGCGTTGAGCGAGGAGATTTCATCTTACGCTGCTATTTACTGGCCTTGGGTAAAAGTATTTGATGTATTCGAAGGAACAGACAGGTGGCTAGACCCAGCCATATTTGGAATAAAGGCTATGTGTAGGACTGATTCTGTTGCAGAAACTTGGTTTGCACCAGCGGGGTTCCAGAGAGGAGGATTGGCCAAGCCATCAGAAGTTGAAGTAGTGCTCAATAAGGGTGACAGGGATGCCTTGTACGGCCCAGGCAATGTTATAAATCCAGTGGTTAAATTCCCTCAACAAGGGATTGTAATATTTGGACAAAGAACTGCGAAAACATTGCCTACTGCTTTGGACAGAATTAATGTTCGCAGGTTGATGATATACTTAAAGAAGGTTATATTTGCGTCAACCCAAAGGTTCGTATTTGAACCTAACGATGAATTTACTTGGGCTAGGATAGAACAAGTTCTTATCCCTCTGGTGTCAGAGATTAAGGATAGAAGGGGTATAACAGACTTCCGCGTGGTGTGTGATGAGACTACAAATATCCCATCCACAGTAGATAAGAATGAACTGTGGTGTAAAGTTTTGATTAAGCCCACTAAGACTGCGGAAATGATTGTCTTCGAATTGAACTTAACTAACCAATCGGCACAAATGGGCACACTATAAGGAGATACAAATGGCAATAGGACAACAATTTTACGGTAACCCAGCAGCCAATCCTCACGATCCTAAGGAAGCGCTACCTAAGCTTTCTTATGCTCTTGATGCTGTACGAGCGTACCAATTTGAGGTACATTTTGATGGATTACCTCCCAATATTGAGGGGGTGACTCAAAATGGACTAACCTTGGCAGCCAAGCAGGTTAGCCAAGCTAGCATGTCGGTAGACGATATTGAAGTTCATCGAGCTAATGATAAGCTTTACTATCCTGGGAAAGTATCTCAAGAAGAAATTACTATTACTTTTGATAACCTACTCTCCAAAGAAGGCGATGCTTTCGCAGCAATGTGGCAATGGTTTAAGCGTGGCTACAACCCAGAGACAGGCAGGGCAATGACTGATGTTGATGGGACTGATCTAGGTGGATCAAATCAATTCAAGGCTAAGAAAGTTAGTATTGTTTTAATGAAGGGTAATTTAGATCATGTTAAAGCTGTTGAGCTCTTTGGAGTTTATCCTAAATCATGGAAAACTGCTGAATTTAATTATGCCCAAAACGAGTTCAATACCCTTGAAGTAACATTCAGGTTTGACTACATGGATGCTTTTAGTCAGGCTGGCGTTCTACAAGGGCTGATTGGTTAGAAGTTTTTACTACAACATGAAACAGAAAAGACCCAGCTTAGCTAGTCTAAGTTGGGTCTTTGTTTTGGAACTATGATAAGTGATGGATTATTTTACTGAACTACTTGAGTCTTATGATTTGCTGAAGAAGCGCAAGCTTAAGATTCGACCATTAGCTGAGCAGACAGACGCTGAACTGGCTGCTAACGCGGCAGCGCAAGCGGGTGCCATGCGTGATTCAAATTCACAGTATCAACCTCCAGAAGCTCCTGGGACGCGGGTCTGGAAGGCACAGAATGGGATCGTAGTAGCAGGTAATAGGCAGTTTGGTATGCTACGAATACTTAACCCAGAAGGAGGCATATACGATCAGGAAAACTGGGATGCATTTGTCTCTCTTTTTGGTGGTGATGATGAGGTAGAGGGCCAACCCGTTGAGGGTGAGGTAGAGGGCCAACCCGTTGAGGGTGAAGAGGGTTTGATGATTGACCCCGCCCAGCAACAGGCTCAGGATATGGTTATGGCCTACCCTGATAGGGGTGAGGATATACTTAGGTCGCTGGATAAAGTATGTAAGGAAATGAGTATTCTCACTAGAGGAGGATTTTTTACAGATGCAGATGAGTTTGTCATGGATGGAGAGTTTGATCCTGCTTTTTGTATGGGACCGAAAGGAAGTCTTGCCTCTATTTTGTTGAATAGAAAGACTCTCGGCTTAAATCTTACGGAAAATAGTGGTTCTCTCATTAAAAGAGAGGATGTTAACGATGGTAAGATAGTTAGATCTTTGGATGGTCTGGTTGAATCTTTGAGAAAAATTTCAAAGTTACAGACTGATCATACTAATTTTACTGAAACTGATGCTCTAACTGTAAAGAATAACCTTAGATTTGATACGCGAGGAGCTAGGGGAAGGGTTTTTCTTCGTGATAGCGTGGAAGATTCCTTTGGTATTTCTTTTGATTGGCAAGATACTAGAACAGGATCTGCTTTAACGACCATAGCTGAACGCTATAACGAGAAATTAAAAAATATTGGCTTAGTAGATAGTAAATTTAATTTGGAAGCTAATCTCCAACCAAATTATTCTTTTAGTCAGGGTTACTTAAATAATGTAATGAAAGAGTCGTCCGAACGACTTGGCGTTGCTATGGCCTTCTTGGTTAGAGGAAATACCACATCAGCAGCAAGAATGTTGTTAGAACTTCAACAAGAG